GGCCAGGCACTTGTTAGCTCTACTACATATAAAGGGTGTAGCATTCTCCTCACGCAAGGGTTGAAATTTCCATTATGCCTATTACTAACAGTTAGGGCATGAGTGACGTGTTGCTCCGGTTAGAGCATGTCCCGTCGAACAAGAGACACCCACTCGTCACCTACGAAAGTATGACCTATGGGGATGCACCGGATCTCCTCCTCCATTCGGACGACGTCCGACTCAGATAAACCATATCTCTGAGTGAAGAAAGACCAGGTGTCTTCGCACAAGTCATGTGACTCCTCAGCCAATGACTTGTACTTGTGCGACTTTTCGTACCAGGCGTGAACATCCCCACAGAGATGCAATAACCTGGGTACGAGGACCCGAAGTATTGGTACAAACGAGCAGGACCTCAGCAAAGACAAACACACGCCTTTGAGCCAGGGCAGGTAACCCCCGTCAAATTTGTGAGTGCAGTAAAATGTCTTTGCCAAGAACCGCCCGACCTTCGGACCCAGCACCGATCCTGAATCGGTAGGCCACAACAGTGAACTGCAGAAGTCGACGTCCGGCGCAAGCACCGGCTTGAAACCCCCCTCTCTGTAGTGTTCTAGCACTGGCTCCACATCCATGGTAAAGATTATAGCATCATCACCGTGAACTGCAGCTGCAAGCACTGCTGAGCAGGCCTGCAACATCACGAGATGTGCGTAGCTGTTACCACAAGATGTGTCGCCATCACCAGAGGACACTTGGGCGCACCGTTTGTACTGCCACCCATGAGAGGTGACACCGGTTCGCTCCTCATGTCTGTCGTTGAGGGCTTCGAGACAGTGCCGTGGAGCACCAGCGTCAGTATAAGCCTTGAGCAAGCCTAACATGACACTGGGGCCAACGGAACGATCCCATCGACTGCAATCAATTGCAACCCATCCAGGTTCACGGGGAGGATCATCACCATGCCCCTCGTCATGAGTGGCACGGTAATCCCGTGGTATTCGATCGAAGAAAGCACCAATTTCCT